AACCGACAACACAACCATATATAAATTGGTCATCAGCACCTACTAAGCCTTCGGCTATACGCATACCTTCATTAGGACTTATAATTTTAGGTAGTCCTTTCTCTATCAATCCATCATCAATCAATCTACGCTTGTAAGCACCTATATGCCTACCATTTATTTCAGCTTGAGGATATATACTTTTCATGATAGAAGATATATCTTTAGGCATTAACCCATGTTCTAATAGAACTTGAGCTACCTTATGCCAATACAATGTTTTTCTTATCTTTGCTCTAACCATTTAATCACCCATAGATTGAATAGCTTGTAATACCTTTACACGCTCAGAGTCATCTCCAGCTTGAACCGGATAGAATGGTAATACCGTATGCTTTAAAGCTTCTACTAACTTCATACCATCCACTACTAACTCAGCGGTAGTTAAGCACATTCGAGTAGATACAGCTACATTCAATTCCTCTTCACTATATAATCCTCTAATCTTTTTAGCGAATTCAGTTATACGTCTCGCATCATCCTCTTCTATTTTAGGAACACGAACTTGTAGTAGTTCCTGTTCCTTTTTCTGAGGAAGATAGTCTAACTCATATAGACCACCACAGAATCTATCTTTCCATGCTCTATCTAAATCATGCGCACAACCTAAATATTCTCTACCTATGTTAGCCGTAGCATAGAAGAATGCACCATCGTCTAAAGATACGACATCAGCATCTTCACTTTCGTCTAAGGCTAAGGTCTTTTGACCATCCAATACAGGCATAAGGATATTAGCTAAGTCACCCGTTCTATCTCTCGTGATTTCATCTAACATTATAAATGAACCAGCGTTATCAGTAATAGCAGATACGAATCTGGATGGTTTAAACCATGTTCCTTCATCTTTATCAAACTTAGTATCACCTAATATCTTTGCGGCCGGATTCATCGTATCACCAAAGTTAAACGAATAGAACGGTTTATTAGTTATATCAGCCAATATCTTACCGAGACTACTCTTACCACAACCAGATGGTCCGGTCACGAGTATATTCTTACCTCTAAAGATATTTCTTAGCATAGTATAGAATGTCATGTCATCCGTAAACTTAAATTCCTCAGGAACATCTACCGATGCTTTTAACTTTCCAATAATACTATCGTCTATCACTAACTCAGGTTCTTCGACTACTTCAGGCTCGACATAAACATTGTTATTCATCCAATCAGCCATATCATCCCAATCTTCTAAGTCTAAGGTATAACGTATATCATTATACTCATCAGGGAATAACTCCCTATACATACGTCTTACTTCATATCTATCCAATTCATCGGTGGATAATTCCTCTTCATGCTCTCTATATGTTTCGTGTTCTTCACTCATATCTTTCTCACTTGAAACCCCATCGGGGCTTAATCTTACATCGTCTTTAGAGTATTTAAAGCCTTCGGTTGGCTCTATATCTTTAGGATGTTCTACACTATATGCTCCACGTGTAAACTCTCCGGTTGCTTTATACTCTATCTTAGCTTGTTCTATATCTTCATTTAATTGTGTTATTATATTTCGGTAGCCCTTAGCTACTTCACCATACATATCTTTCTCATCGAGTTTCTCTATATGTCTTTTATACCATTCTATTAACTTAATTTTCTCACCAATGTAGGCCGTTAATAACTTATGTCCACTTCTACTACCCATATCAGTTCCACCTTTGTCCATGCTTGTGTTCACCTATATAGAACGCTTGTCCCATCATATACTCTTCACAATTTTCATCTTGACATGTCCACCATCCTCTTTCATATGGACTTCTATCATATCTTCCGGTGATAGTCTTTGATACGCCATCAAACTTCATATTCATATCACACGCTTTACATTTCTTATTTAAATTTCTAATCATACATCTTCTCTGCTTTGTGTATCTCTTCCATGTCTACCATTATTTTCTCACTTACACTTTCCTTAGGTCGTATAACCTCATCCATTAAGAACATACTTATGAGTTCTATCCATATTTTCTCAGCATCCCTCATCATACTTCTCCGCTATCTTCATCATATACGCTACAATGTGGGCACGTATATCTATCTCTATGTGGTGCGTCTACCCTTTCACCACAATCCTTGCACATATAAGACTCCATTAATTACCTCTCTTACGTCTTATAAGCTTCCTATCCGTTCTGGATACATCATAACCATATGTTCTCTTACCTCTTATACCATTATTAGTTCCTTTAACTTCATACTTCTTAATAGTATTTATTATCTTTGCGTAGTCCTGCTCTTCCATATGTCTTATGGTTGCTAATATACTTTGCATACCTCTTTGTGTATCATACATATTATCATCTTTATCAGGATATACTTGTTTAACCATATCTCTCATTGACTTATATGCTGGGTCATGCTCTCCTTCTACATATAGTATAGGGGTTGCTCTACCTCCAACAAGATAAGCTTTTATATTTTTAATCATATCTTCTTTCATATTACTCACCATCCTCTCATATCACATAGGCATGTATTATGCTCTATTGCGCAATCACATACTAAGCATACTTCTATACCCATCTCGTCTATCCTTATTGGGTTTATATCTTTATTCATAGGTCTACCCCACTCATTACTTGTTCCCATACGCCTTGCCTATGTCCTCTATACTCTTCTGGACTCATTGGCCTATCATCAATTAGTTGATGTGGCTTTGGTTCTGCGCTAAAGTATAACTCATTAACCATTAACCTATGTTCCTTCCTTGAATTATCTATGTTATTGAAACGTGGCTTCTTATGTATAACTACATTGTCCATAAGGGTAGCTATTTGTTCAGGCTTTAACATAGAGAGAACTCCCTCTATATCTTTAATATTCTTTAGATTTAAACTCATTTTTTAACCTTAATTTAAGATGTCTTGAAAGTATTTAAAGGTTTCGGCGGTTTTCGGGGGCTAAAGATATAACCCCATGCTCAATTGTTTCTATGCCCTAATCCCGCTCATCATCTTTGGAAATTGGGCATAGATTTATATAGAACCCACCTCCCTATATTATACTATATTAAGAATATTGCTCTATTATGCAATATATATCTTTGCTCTATTTGTATTATAAATAGCTAAATAGAGCTTATTGTCTTAATAGAGCCTATAATATTAAGCTAACCTATGATTATAAGTATTTTTTTCTTCTTACACATATAGAATAAAAAAAGAAAGAGGCTCCATTAGTCATGCCCTATTCTCACATATGGGGGGCGACATAGAGCCAATTTTCTCATACCCGCTTCCAGACCCGTAGAGATAAGCACGATTTTGCATATCTCATGGGCTATATGTTTTCTCATCTAGCCCTATCGAGCCTAAAAACTTTAGACTTATAGAGCTTAGTATATAAGGCCCCTCGAGGTTTATATGCGCCACAGTCAAACTAGAACTTGACAGTCAAATTTTTTAAAAACATTGAGCGGAACGTATAGCGGGGTATATAAGCACCCTCGGGCTTTATATACCTAAAAGAGGCAAAGCTTTATATACTTCTACGACATGTTATATATAGAGAAAAAAGGAGGAAATAATGCCATCTACTACGAAAGGTCAAAAAGGAACCGCAATGGACTACCTTAGTGCGCCACGTTCTGAAGGTATCGTTAAGGAATTAATGATGCTACTCGGATACGAAGCACCTAAGGGTGGTCGGCTTCCGGCCGGAGTTAAGTATGATACGCTTAAAGCACTCGTCGATTGTTTAGGCATGGGACTAAATGAAGAATTTAGGTCTATGTTGGCAACTCGAGTCGTAGAGCTTCAAAGTGCAAGGCGTAAAGGAACCGGAAAGGTATCCGCAACGCCGGAAAGTATCGTGAACGCTATTAAAAGCGGAAAGATATCACTTGAAGAACTTAAAGCGCATCTTGATACGCTATAAGCTTCGAGCTAAAAATGTTCAAACGGGGTGCGAGAGAAAAAGAGGTCACCCCATTTTATGTTTATGTAGCTATATAATAGGACATGAGTATATAATAATCATTCGCACGTTAGCATAGAAAGAGACCATCTAAAAATTAGACCACGTCACTCAAGCACATTAAGTCCCTTGTTAAGGTTGCTCATTAAAGTGAACTCACGCCTTTTCTCAAACTTAATTAGATGACTTCGAAACGATTTGAATCAATCCCTTTAAAAGTTCTCATTCTCTCTAAGATGTATCGTCATGATTTTAGTTATATACGCGCTTCTCACGTGAACGGAAACGTTTTGTTTGAAGCCATGTCCACCTCGGGGGGTTTCAGGGGCCGAATCCCGACCCCCCACATTATGATGACAAAAGGTCTTATCAGGAGGGTGTTAAAGTGGGACGCCCAACCCCTTATATAGGGGCACCCTCCGAAGTGACCTATATTTTTTTTTTCGACAGTCAGAATAATAAGGTGTGGAGGGGGATTAAGGAACCCCCAAACCAGCGCCCAACTACCTAAGTAGCTTGTATCGCCGATTACTTGCTTGCCCTCCCTCATGCACTTGCACGTTGGTCAGGGTCGCAATGCCTTTCCGCATTGGGAACGGATATTCAGCCATCCACTTAAACGGGAGCTACCCGCTTAATCGTCTTTCTTTAGGATAGAACCATATTGAACTTCATCTCCGGTATGGTCTCTCCATATGTTTGCGTGTTGTTTTATATCGCTAATATAAACATCTCCATATTCCCATTCGCCATATGTCATTGGGGACCTCACGGCACAATGCCATCTCGCATATGGGTTTGTGTTTTCATTTTTTGGATTCTGGTATCGTTTTAAAACTCTCCATTCAAATCCGTTGCCTTCATAAGTCATATAAGGCTTGTCTACGCTTGTTGTTTTCTTTCCAATATTCTCATTTAGAAACATGTTTTACCTCTAATATACCAATAGCGGGTTCCTATTTAAAGGTTGTCCTCAAAGTTGTATGCGTTGTCTACAAACTCACCACAATATAAGGCTTGGCCTTGTGGTGTCATGTTGTCAATCCAATTGGATGCGGTCCTTCTTGGGCTTTTTCTAATTCTGCTTGGGTTTCTTTTGATATTTATCATATTTTTTCCTCTAATATACCAATAGCAGGGTTATATTTAAAGGTTTGCACTGTTAAAAAAACGACAGTCACTTTTTCTAAAAAGGGTGAGCGGAATCTATAACGGACTATATATACATCGGGGAAGCTTATATACCTTTTTGAACCAAAGCTTTATATACTTGGTTGTCATGTGTAATATAGAGGAAAAATATGACAACAAGCGATAAGATATTGTTAGCAATATGGAAGAAGACAAGCCAAATACCTATAAAGACCCGAAGGGCAACATGGATGAGGTCTAAGTAATGGATTTAATCATTCTATCATTAGGTTTAGCTTTGTATATAGAACTAAATGTATACTACTTCTTGGTAAACTTTTATTCTTAAGCCTACTTAAGGGGCCTTAAGATTCGGGTATAATCCGAATTAAAATAAAGTTGGTCGCCGGACAACGAATGGCGAAGCGCAAAAGAGTAATCAATGCAAGAGACTTTCGGGTCAAGGTATTGTTTAACTCGGCTCATCCGGAGAGACGCGGTTGGAAGCCCGTGGTTAGCGTGAGGGGTTCTGGGGCACCCCAACCAACACCTCGTGATAGGGGAACTTAATTTCTTTCGTTAGAAATTAGACCTAAAAAGATGAAAATAGTAAAATAGTATTACAACCCTATCACAACCTTATTATAATGGAGCCGTAGTGTAGTGGCCCAGCATCTTAGGCTTTCGACCTAAGGACGGGGGTTCGAATCCCCCCGGCTCTGCCATGTATCGACAGTCAAATTTTTTCAAAAAGTGCGAGCGGGATTTATATTGGGGTATATATACATCCCCGTGCTTTATATATGTTTTTGAGCGAAAGCTTTATATACTTGGAAACCATGTGTAATATAGAGGAAAAATATGAATAGAAACGAATTTAAATATGAATATGAAGGCGGATTAATGGATTTCCATTTTGAAGAATCGGGCGCAAATTGTGAAGAATTACAACATAAAGAGGGTTGTGATTGGGTTTATGATAATTGCACTTGTGGACTTGTTGAGTCATTGGATTACAACGTTCCAGATGATGGAGATTGGTAAACATGAATACAAAAGAGTATTTTATGCAATTGGGCTTTGAAGAAAGCGATATAATAATGTGCGAGCTTTGTAATGATTACGTCGCCGAAAAGGAAGGGCGAGGTTATGAGGTTTGTATGGATTGCTTCCACGAAGTGGGTATTTAAAGGGCGTCCACCTTAAGCGCTTAGGTGTTCCTGCTCGATGGCTTGGTGCGTGCCAAACGTATAAACGCACCACAAAAAAATCGACAGTCGAATTTTTTTAAAAAAAGGTGAGCGGGCGTTATATTAGGGTATATAAGGGTAGGGGAGCCTTATATACTAAAATGAGGCAAACCTTTATATACTTTGAAACTATGTGTAATATAGAGAAAAAGAGGTAATAAATATGACAAATCAAACATATCAAACTAATAAAGCTGGTTTCGTCCTTTGGGATGGAAGAATAATGAGTATCCACAATTTTTATGTGGAATTGGTCGGAGGCGATAGGATGGCCGGCCCTAATTCTTTGTATTGCCACACCATAGGGTGGGCAAACTTACACGGATATGGCGAAAAGTGGGGTTCTTTAGATGATAAAGAAATCGACATGTTATTAAATAGTGTAGGTGCAAGGTTTATAAGCTACCCATCAAGGAGTGATTAAATGGACCACAATAGAGTAATGGACATTCTAAATAGAATGATAATAGAAATAGACGAAGCTTTAATTAAGGCTAAAGCTCAAATAGAATACGTCGATGACCCAAATGAGTTAATGCGTCTTGGCTTTGAAGAGGATGCTATAAGTGGCGACTTAATGAGGGATGAATAATGACTAAGTGGTGGGTCGAACTTGGGGACCTATATATAAGTAGTGAGCTTATAGAGAGGATACTTAAGGAACATGAAGAGGCCGAATCATGGGAGGCCGAGGACTTCCTATTTAGGGAGGAGGACCTTTAAGCTGAATGCGGGGGGTCTGGTCATATACCCCCCCAAAAAAATCGACGGTCAGAAATATATCGACAGTCGGGTTGCTCTAGGGCTAATCTGCCATAGAGCGTTTATATCTTTCTAAAGAATCGAAATAACCCGAAGCAACGCAAAACTTATGCGTGTTAAAGCGTGGGTTTTCCTCTACCAACCAATCACAAAATTGTAAAATCATGTCTTCGGGGGCGGCATGTTCTTTTAGGGTCTGGGCTATCTTTTCGAAGTGCCGGCGGGTCATAGCCATGTTTAAGCGCTCCTCAAAAATCTATTTGCACGCCATCGGGCTATCCTTACAAGGCGCTCTTGTATTTCGGTAGGTAGGCTATAAAATACCTCGAATTCTATACTTCCTGCGTTGGCGTTATATGTGTGCCATCGGGTCATTATGCGTTGTTCATTTATGTGTTCACTCATGTTTATTTTCCTCTATATTTAACATGGCAAGAAAGTATATAAGCTTATGGGTCAAATTAGTATATAAAGAGTGAGGAGGTTTATATACTAACGTTTAGCTTCCGCTCGCATGTTTTGACGTCCGTTATTTTTTTTCTTCACCCTCCCGTCTAAACAGGGAAAGGGGTGGGGCTACACATACGGTCGTCTAGGGGTTTACACAAATCGGCTAAATTTTGAATGCTATATTAAGAACTATATATAGACTTAACATTAGGCTAAGTACTTGCTATATTAAGCTCTATATATCATGACACAATAACCTTTAAATAGATACACATGTTAACAGTAAATGTTAACGAAATCGGAGAATACGATGAACAAAAATAAGCAAGCAAAAACAGAGACCCCCTGTGGTCAAGATTGTGGATGCCATGTAGAGCCTGATGGCTTTCATGGTAAATCCTATAAGGACTTTTTAGCAGCCACCGAAAAGTGCCAGTGTGAGGAAGTAAAGACTTACGGTATGGTATGTGTGACATGTGGCAAGCCCTACGAAATGAAAACCAGATTTACGATTAATGGAATAGCAGGTGAATGGAACTATGACAAGTAAATGGGAACCCAGCCATATGAGGCTTAGTCCTTCTAAAATAAACACTTTCATGAAATGTCCTAGGGAATTCTATTACAAATACATAGCTAAGCTCCCCGAAAAGAAAACAATTCATTTATTCCGTGGAACACTTGTGCATAAGGTTCTTGAAGATTTATTTAAGAAACAATTCCGAAGCTTAACTGCTTGGGAGAAAGGTGCACCCCGTACATGGGTTAAGGAACAGTTTGAGATAGGTTGGGAAGAAAAGATAGCTAAACACAAATGGTTATGGGAAGTACACACTGACGCAGAGATGGAAGCTATGTACCACGAGACAGGCGACTTACTCCAGAATTTTGTAGGAAGTGTCAACAAGAAACTTAACGAAATGGTCAAGTGGAAGATATTTAAAAATAAGCAACAAGCTTGGAACTGTGTAGCCCCAAAGTATGCAGAGAAATGGGTTAAGTCTAGAGACTATGCAATAGTCGGCGTAGTAGATGTTGTATGTAATGATTTCGATGGTGGTACTACATTGCTGGACTATAAGACTTCAAAACGCTATGGGCCCTATTTGTCAGAGGAATATTATCGCCAGTTGATTATCTATGCATTTTTGTATACATTAGAGATGGGTGAGATGCCTAACTTTGTAGGCGTTAATTATCTTCGCTTTGATGATACATTCTTTGTTAGAATAACACAGAGTGAGCTCGATGAAGCACGTGACTTGATTAAGATGGTTCATGACTGTATAAAGGAACGTGAAGAATATGAAGACCGATATGAACAGAAACCACAGAACTTGTGTAAATGGTGTTCGTTCTATAAAGGTAACGGGGGGCCATGTGATGTAGAAGTGCCTAAATGGGAACCCAAATTTAAGAAGTCTAAAGAGACATATTCAGATATCGACCCTAAAGTGAAAGGCCAAATAGAGCTTGATGCCCAGAGTCAGTTTCCCGAATTCGATTAGGGGTAATCTTTATATAGTTCCGTGTTGTAAAAACATACATGGCGCGCGATGATTATGGAGCCATTTCCGTAATCTCTGAAGAAGAACGAGAGATATTGGGGATTGGTGGTCCTAAAAAGAAACCTGAGGATGAAGAAAAGCTTTTCGAGACTATTGGCAAAGCTGCTGATAAAATCGGAGAAACCCAAGTAGGTAAAAAAATAGGTACTATAATCACCGTGATTTTACTAGCGCTCTTGAGTGGGGGGGCCAACATGTCTATCATTCACGATTATTTGAATGGTGAAGATGAAGGCCCCATCGGGGGCTGTCTAGAAGATAACGCCACTAATTATAATCCTAAAGCTACTTTTGATGATGGTAGTTGTAACTTTGTTGTGATAGTGTATGGGTGTACAGACCCTGAGGCGGTTAACTATGACCCACAAGCTACTCACGATAATGGTAGATGTAACATATTAAATCAAAATGGTACAGGAGAAAATAACGAAACTCAAACTAATGAAACTGTGTATGGATGTATGGATATAGATGCAAACAATTATAACGATAGAGCTACAGAAGATGATGGTTCTTGTGAATATGAACACGAAGAGAATCATTGTAATCATACTGATGCTTATCTTTGGGGAGGACTATCACATGGAAATTATTCAAGACCTTCTAATAATAGTTTAGATTTTTATATAGATGTAGATACTAATTGTGATGATGAAGATGTACCATTACCTATGTTGTTTTACTGGGATATAATGCACGTGTTTGTAGTCGAGGATGAAAATGGTAATAAAAGTGTTGAATATGATAATTACAGATACACTGAAATTTTTTATAATGCATCAGGCTGGGAAGCAGATGAATTATGGTTTGAGTATGAAGAACATTATGGTGAATCATTAGAAGATGGTTTTACTGATATATATGACGGTTACTGGTTCTTTTATCTTTCAATATATGCTGACTTCAATGGTAACGGCGATTATTGGGATGAAGGAGAGTACATAGGATTTGAAACAAATTACTTCGAAGATGTGGAGAGCGGATGGAGGCTAGAAGTATAATGAATAGATATAAAAAATTACTTGAAAGTATAGGGGAGGAAGAGTAGGGTGAAAGCCAAAGATATGCTCGTACTAACAAATATGCTAAGTAAAATTATATCAGAAGTAGATGACCTGAAAGCAATGATTAGACGAACAGTTAATGATGACTTTAGAGAAAACTACGATGGTGAAGAGGAATGATTGAATGGATAGACGTATTAACAATAATGGGTGTAGTGATGGCAGGACTATCAATTGTTGCTGCTTTCGCGGTACTTGTGAATTTTGCGCGCCAAGCATTAAGACAAGTAAAACCCGTAAAGTTAATTCCCAAAAAAGAAATAAAAAAGGAGAAAACACTAATGAGTAAAGAAAAAGGCGAAGGAGTCACATTTAATGACATTTTTATGTTTATGATTGCTGTACCTTTAGTTTTACTCTGGGTAGGTTTTGCAGGGTTCGTTATACACAGCGGACTACAAGATGACTCTGTTCTTGAACAAATTGAAGGATATACAACTTTGATAGCTATATTAGGTGGGCCAGCCCTTCTAATCATCAAAGATGCTCTAGACGTTTGGAAACAAGAACAAGCAGAGAAAACTGCATTCTATAAAGTTAAAGCACAAGCTGTTATTGATTATAATGATAGCATGCAGAAACAAGCTCAGATGATAGAATCTAAAGCACAAGAACAAAAACATAAAATGGAAAGTAAGAAATAAGGAGAGATATATATGGCATTATCAAAGAAAGCAAAAGCAGCTAAAAAGGTAGCTAAGGTATTATGTCCTGATAAAGAAGGATATAAATGCCTTGGATGCAGAGGCGGTAATCCCTGTTTGGCAGGGGCATAAGGAGGACTAAATATGGTCGAAGAAAATAAACAAGTTAAATCTTCAGCAGGAGGATTATTCAAAGGAGAACATCACGATACAAACAATCCTGATATGAAAATAACCTTTGAAAAACCTAGCTATGAAGAGATTAACGATATGGCACGAGCTAAGGGTAGAGGTTATCCTATAACTTCCCATTACGACGTAGAGTCACCCGGCAATGAGAAACAACAAATGTTTACTGCTGGAGATGGAAGTGGTAGGTTAGTAACTGGACTTGAATCACAAGAATTAACTGCTATGAAGGACTTAGGTCCTAATAACGTCCAATGGACGAAGAAAGTTAAGATGCAAGGTCAGATGGAAGACTTACAGGAGCCATAGATGGTTAATCAGAATAAGAAGTATAATATAGATAAGACACTTACAATGAGAAAGAGTGGGTCTGGAGAAAAGGTTTATAGCCACGTAGGTGGTAAAACTCATGCTCTAGAACATCATGCAATTTCTAAAAAGGAAGCATTAAAACAAGTAAGAGATGTAACTGAATCAGAAATAGCTAGACGTGAACACCACGGACATCACGTAGGTAAGAAACAACATTCTAAAAACAAATACAAGTAGGTTAAAGAAGTAATCTTTATATAGAGGTCTGACCTACTATGTATAGGCTCTCGCTGTAGGGCCATGGCTTCACAGGATACTTATCGCAAGTGCTTTTGTGAGAGCCCCACAACATGGAGAAAACTATGGAAAATAACACAACAAACGAAACTAGCAACAACGATACTGCTTTGGACACAAACATGACAGACAGTAACGGCACTGCTAATGAAGTAAGCGAATCTGGAATGCTAGATGGTCTAATGGATGCATTACAAGACTCACCTGAGCTTATGCTTATGGTTGCAGTCATGGCAGCTATGGCTGCATATATTGCATACACACAACCAGTGGTAAGGGCGTTAGTAATGCCTTATATTAAAAAGTACGACGAAGAAATTCTAGAACTTTTAGATAAGAATCTAACGGCAGCACAGGTTAAAGCTTACGAGAAGCTGGATGAAGCAGCTCAAAAGCATGTTAAAGATGCAATGCTCAGAAATGTAATAATGTCTGCATATGACCAGAACGATGACAAATTCGTCGCTGTGGTAAAAGCAGAAGCAAAAGACGCTTTGACAAAAGCTAAAAAGCTTTGAACGAAGTAGAATACGAGCAGCGGTTACGCCAGCGGGTAGGAGAAGGAGAATATGAACGTCATAAAGAACTTGTACGCTTGCTGGCTCGCAATCTGTCTCTTGAAGACATTCTGTGGGAAGAAATTTCTTTACATATTCGGGATGTTAACTTACGAACAGAGCTCTTGCGCCAAAGAAATTCAATCGTTCGTGACATACATACAGAATTCAGAGCACTAAATATTGAAATACCTTCTGTTGTAGAACAAAAAACAGCAGGGTTTGCTTCTTTTTTGGAGGATTTAACAGATGACACTAGCAGTGAAAAACGAGACAAAGAATCTGAAAGCAGCACTGACCGGTAAAGGTGCTATAGATTCAATTGAAATAGAGAATATATTCGAAAAGTGTAGACACGATGAAGAAAAAATGCTTAAATTAGTAAGAGCATTTTGTCAATCTTATTTAATTGATAATAAACAGCGTCCTTTGAAATTAAGACCCCTCCAAGAAGAGATAGTAGTCAAGTCTTTGACACACAATGAAAATGGTAAACAACGTAAACTAGCTATATTAGCCCCTAGAGGTAGTGGTAAATCATACGCTTTAGCAGTTGCGGTCACAATTTATATGTTTTTTAAAAGATTTAGAGATTTAATCTTTATTTTAGCTCCTTCTGAGGACCAAGCAGCTTTAATTTTCAATTACGTATATAGAAATTTTAGAGATAATCGTTTTTTAGATAGTTTAGTAGATAATTATAAATTTCATAATAAGCCCCATATACGCATGAAGGGGGGCACAATGATGCGTAGGGCTCCATTAGCGCCTACTAATCAAGGACAAGCTATACGTGGACAACATCCTACATTCTGTATAGTTGATGAGTCCCCACTCATCGACGATAATTTATTCGTTGATAATGTAGAACCAGCGATAGTTTCAAATAAGGCCCCTTTCATAAATCTAGGTACGCCAAAATCTAAAGAGAATCATATGTACAGATATTTGTACGATGATGCTTATTCAGATAACTGGACTCGTTTAGTATTTACGTGGAGAGACGCAATTAAAGCTGGGGACGCATATACAGCTCCTTATACAGAAGAAGAAATGTTAGAAAAAATGATAGAGTGGGGTGAAGACTCTATCTATTGGAGGACTGAATATGAATGTGAATTTGTAGAGAGTGTATCGAATGTTTTCACACCTGAAAAACTAAAAGGATGTTTCGATGACTATGAGCTTACAACCAGAGACGAACTTGTCACGCGAGGAGATTTTGGTTCTCCAATTACTATCGGTGTTGATGTTGGTAAATCTGTTAACTCTACTGTTATTACCGGATGGAGAAGGGAGAAGTCTGATGAGCAGATTGGTGACGGTAATATCGCACGCCTTATCTACGTGGAAGAAATCAATCCTAGGACTGGTGGACACGATATTCCATACCAACGTGAACGTATTATGGATGTTGCCATTAATTTGGGCGCTGATAGGCTTATCGTGGATTGTACGGGTATTGGCGGGGCGATTGAACAAGACTTGAGAATGGCTTGTATAAATAGCCATCCACAGATACATTTTTTACCATTCGTTTTTACAGGAGGACCTAAGGGCACTAAAACACAAGTATATAGAGATTACGTTTCTTTTATCCAACAAGGACTCGTAAAGATACCAACTCCGACCAATCTACCACAACACCAACAAAGGTTAATGAATAAATGGTTTAGAGAACATGTAGACTTAGAATATACTATGGATACAGCTAATAAGACCGAAAAGATAGCAGCTCCATCTAATAAACATGACGATTATTGTGATAGTTCTGTTATGGCTATCCACGCTACATTATCTATGCTACCGGGCACAGCTACCGTTGCAGGTAACTCAGCAAAAAGGAGTAGAGGAAATTTAAACAGAAGTGTTGGAAACTACAGTAATACTTCATTATTTACTACTAGACAGCGTAATGTAAGGCTTAATAAAGGGTATAGATTGTGAAGAAAGCTTTATATACTATTACCGGATATATATTCTGTGAATAAGCCATGTCGTTAATTGACAGAGTACGCAGAGTGTTTGCTACCCGTGGTAGTAACCCTCCGTTTAAGGAGAACGAACCCCTAGATTTTGGTGCAGGTGTTATCAAAAGATTAAAACTGCAAAATAACTATGCGGGTTACAATATCAAAAAGTATGAACCACATTTGGGAAAGCCTCAAACATACATGAATGTTTATTTAGCTGACCCAATAGTTAGAACATTAATCGACCTGCCTTGTCTCTATGCAGTGAAAGATAATTTCGACATCGTAACAGATGACGATGACCTTAGAGAAAGAGTAGAAAAAATGTTCAAGGAGATAAATATAGAAGAAACTCTATATGGATGGTTAAGAAACGCACGTATTTTCGGAACATCCTATCTAGAATGGACTGGTGATAATCTAGTTCTACGTTCTTCCCAGAACATGTATGTGAAAAGGAACGAACATGGACAAATAGAATATTACTACCAAGATATAGGAGATGATGATGAGAATATCAGATTTGAAGAAGATGAAATTGTCGAACTTAAAAATAACTGTTTCGATGACTACGCTTATGGTCTTTCTGACATCCATCCCATTTTGTATTTGGTTGACCTCAAAGATTATGCAGAACGAGATATCGGGGCCGCACTCAACAAGTACGCTTCTTCTCGCTTTGATATATCTTGTGGACTTCCCGATATGCCTTATGGTCCTGACAAAATTAACGAAGTGGTTAACGCCTTTAATTCGTTAGAACCGGGCGAAGATATTATTCATGGTAACGATATACAAATTAAAGAATTACAAGGAACACAGAGAGCTTTTGAATATGGAAAATATACAGATGATATATTAGATAAAATCCATATGGCTCTAAAAGTTCCTAAGACTATGTGGACTGAGCCTGAGAGAGCTCGTCCTATTTTTGAACCATATGTTAGATATTTACAAACTATGGTTGAAGGTGCAATAAATGCACAATTGATGCCTCAATTAGAAAACGGCGAAGCTAAATTTAAATTCAGGCAAATTAATGTTGAAGACGCATTCACCAAAGCTAAGACAGATATGATTTATTTATCTGAAGGTGTATTATCACCCGGTGAAGTCAGAGAGGAAAGAGGTCTTGACCCTGAAGGAGTAACTGAACTAGACATGGAAACTTCTGAGGATATCAAGGCTTCACCTATCCGAAAGGAACAATCTGATAAGAATGCAAATATATCTGGGGGAAAGAATCAGGATAAAAAAGAAGAATCCGCTAGAGCCCAGAACAGGGGGAATAAACCCTCCGCCAACGCAAAAGGAGATAGAACATGACTTATGAAAAGTGCATATTATCCGTAGGTAAAAACCTAAAGAAACGTGGTTATGCAAACCACGACGAGATAGCAGCTAACATGTGTAACATGTGGGCTGACGAAAATGGTGTTGAGCGGGAATTTGCAGTGGAGGGCACATCACAAGAACCAAGACAAAGGTCATTTGCTTTATCTTTTGGTTCAGAAAATGATTTAACATTTACCAGTGATGATGGAATAGACTCTGCTTCTTTTCCAGTCATCGCTATTACTTCAGGTCTTCACGAATACGAAGAAGACGAAAAACAGGAAAAGGTTTATATAGAGCCTAGTGTTTTAAAAGGTAATATGGAAGCTTTTAAGGAGCTTCCGATTTACATTAACCATCAAAGAACGCCTGAGGATTTAATCGGCATGGCTACTGAGCCTGAGGTGGTTGAGATGGAAAATGGAAAGACAGCAGTGAAAATGAAAGCGACCATTAATAATAAAACAGGACATGGTCAAGAAGTGATGGACAAGGTTAAACAAGGGGACATGACTCACGTATCAATTGATTGGTTATCTAATGATGTTGACGTGATGGGTGACGCTTACGCCACCAAGATACGTCCTACGGAATTAAGTTTCATTGATAATGAAAAAATGGACCCGGTCTGCAAGGAATGTACTATAGAAACGGAGTGTGAAATACACAATGACACCAAAGAAAAGGATTGCGACTCTTGTTGCGATACTTGTAAAGATGGTGAAAGTTGTGACAATGAAGACGTAAAAACAGAGGTCGAAACTATGACAGAAGAAACCAATGTAAAGTCTGATGCAGAGAATATTGTTGAACGCGAGTTCGCTTCTCTACGTACCCAGCTTGAAGAGATGTCAGCTTCAAAAACGGAAATCGAATCCCAGTACAATGATGCTTTAAAACAAATTGAAGCATTCAAAGCAGCTGAGGAAGAGAGAGCCGCTAAAGAAGCAGAAGCTCGAAAAGTTGAGACGGTAGAAGCAATTATTTCCAAGGAAGTTCTTATGGGAACTGTCGAGGAAGATAAGAAAGATGCACGCGTCGAAGAACTTTCTGCATGGGATGAGATGAAGCTGACTGGTTTCAGCGAAGCTCTAGCTGCGATACCAGCTCCTGTAGAGACCGAAAGACAATTCGGAAAGGGAATTTCACCAGATGGTGAAGCAAGCCCTGAACCATCTTCAGAGCGAGTATCTTCAGTAACAATGAGCAATGGTCGATTCAAAATCGACGCAAGCAAGTTTAGAGGTAATTAAGCATGGCAACAGAAATTTTAGTTAATGATGGTGGTGCACCAGCAAGGATTCTTCCTTTTACAGCTGGCGCAACATTATCCGGTGGAGAAGCTGTTATCATGAGTGCAGACGGAGAAATAGACCCAGCAGGCGCTGCGGCTACTAACGTTCTTGGATTCATGTTCACAGACGCAACCAGCGGAAACAACTGTTCAGT